GTCCATATTGTCCATAAACTATAGTACTACATACCCAAATGGCCATGTTAGTGCCCACTAACTTACCATGTTAGTGACCACTAACATCACCAAGTTAGTAAGCACTCACTTCGCCAAGTTAGTATGCACTAACTTGTCAAATCTATAAGTTAGTAGCCACTAACTTTCAGATGTAAGTGAGTACTCACTAACCTGGCTGCTGTAAGTAAGTGCTCACTAACTTAGGGGTGGGGGTAGGGCCCGCGCGCATGGGCCAACGGTGACGGAGGTTTCACGAACAATTTTTTTTATTTTTTAAAAATGGCTACAAGTTCAAAACCGCTGTCCACATTGCCCACATGACCCACATCCATTACACTTCGCACATGACGTTTCACAGCCTACCTTTTGAGCCGCGCAAGGTTGTCGCAACCGAAGCGCGCTTGAACAAAATCTACGACGCCGCCAAGCTGGGCTTGAAGGGCGACGCATTGGCCTTAGCGTCCGGCATGTTGCCGACCGAATACCGGCAACTGTGCGAGCTAGACCCCATCGCGGACATGGCCGCGCAAAAGGGCAAAGCCGACGGCGAGTTGGAGATGTCCAAGTGCCTGCACAAGGCAGCGCATGAAGGCGACGCCAAAGCGGCGCTGGCGATCCTCCAGCACTCACACGGCTGGGTGGCCAAGCAGTCCATCAGCATCGATGTCGATCAGCGCATCAGCATCATCGGCGCGCTGCGCCAAGCAGAGTCACGGGTTATAAATATGGGTACAATAGACGAAGCCCCGCAACGCGGAAACGATGCAGGGCTTCTAATCAACAACCGTGAAAAGGACGGCGATGACTCACTCAAGTTTAACGCAAGAACGGCTGAAGACGCTGTTCGACTACAGCCCGACCACAGGGAAATTCACGCGCAACGTGAAAATTAAAAATCAACCCGCAGGAACTCTTGTAGGTACTCTAGGCACTAGGGGGTATTTACAATGCAGCGTAGACGGTGAAGTGCATAAAGTGCATAGGCTGGTGTGGCTGTATGTGCATGGTGTTTGGCCTACAGGTCAAATAGACCATATAAATCACGTTACATCCGACAACAGAATAACCAATTTGCGCGATGTTTCATGCGCTCAAAACCATCAAAACCGCGCCCGCAAAACCAAAAGCGCGTCTGGATATTTGGGTGTAACATGGCACAAACGCGACCAACGCTGGCAAGCGCACATCGAAGTAAACGGAAAACCCACATATCTTGGAATGTTTCAAGACATAGATGACGCGGTTGCAGCACGACAACAAGCTGAAGTCTTGTACCACCCACATCGGCCATAAACATGCAAAGCACCATATATTCAGCGGAGGATGAGCAAGAACTTATGGCGCGGCTATGGAGCCCAGCCATCAAGGATAACCCGCTGGCGTTTGTGATGCTGACTTTTCCTTGGGGCGTCAAGGGTACGCCGCTGGAGCACTTCCAAGGGCCGCGCAAATGGCAACGCGAAGTGCTGCTGGATATTGCTGTGCATATCAAAGCTAATAGCAATAAATTGGACTTTGACGTGCTGCAAGAAGCAATATCGTCTGGCCGTGGTATTGGTAAGTCGGCGTTGGTTAGTTGGCTAACTATCTGGATGCTGGCGACAAGGATTGGCTCGACGACCATCATCTCGGCCAACTCGGAGTCCCAGCTCCGCAGTATCACCTGGGCCGAGATCACCAAGTGGCTGGCAATGTCGATCAACAGCCACTGGTTTGAGGTCAGTGCAACAAGATTGATGCCCGCCAAGTGGCTGACTGAGCTGGTCGAGCGGGATTTGAAGAAGGGCACACGCTACTGGGGCGTGGAGGGACGCTTATGGTCAGCGGAAAACCCCGACGCTTACGCTGGTGTGCACAATTTCGACGGTGTTTTGGTGATTTTTGACGAAGCATCAGGTATTGACGACTCAATTTGGGCAGTTACGGGCGGTTTTTTCACAGAAAACACGCCAAATCGCTTCTGGCTGGCCTTTTCCAACCCGCGCCGCAACACGGGGTACTTTTACGAAGCGTTTAACAGCAAAAGAGAGTTCTGGCGCACGAAAGTGGTGGACGCGCGCACGGTCGAAGGCACCGACAAGCAGGTATACGAGCGGATCATCGCGGAATATGGGCCAGACTCGGCGCAGGCGCACGTCGAGGTGTACGGTCAGTTCCCCAACGCGGGGGATGATCAGTTCATTGGGGCTGACATCGTGGACGACGCCATGAAGCGCACCAAGTACCAAGATCAGAGTGCGCCGATAGTGATCGGGGTCGATCCGGCACGGTTTGGAGCGGATGCAACGGTTATCGCGGTACGGCAAGGGCGGGATATTGTGAAGATCATGCGGCATCGAGGGGACGACACCATGACGGTGGTCGGGCATGTGATCGAAGCGATTGAAGAGTACAAGCCGACGCTCACAATAATCGACGAAGGTGGCTTGGGCGCGGGCATTGTGGATAGGTTGAAAGAACAACGGTACAAAATCAAGGGCGTGAACTTCGGAAATAAGGCGAAGAACCCCGTCATGTACGGCAACATGCGCGCGCAGATGTGGGGCGACATGCGCGATTGGCTCAAGACGGCGAGCATTCCGAACGATAGGTTCTTGAAAACGGACTTGATTTCGCCTATGATGAAGCCTGACTCAAGAGGCACGATATTCTTGGAATCGAAGAAGGACATGAAGTCGCGTGGGTTGGCGTCGCCCGACGCAGCCGACGCGATTGCTGTTACATTTGCGTTTCCTGTAGCACATCGGCAATATGTTGAGCCAACCCGCCGCGTGAACGCTCAAGGCGGTGGGGTCAACGCATCATGGATGGGATCATAAAATGGCGAAGAAGAAATAATGGACTACACAGGCATAGCCGCAGCCGGTGCTGTGGCCAACGGCGGCAAACAAAAAGGCTCAGAATCTAATGTTTTGGCGACTGCTCGCTCGCGTTTGGACATGGCCATTGGCGCGCTGTCTGAGTCTCGTCAAGATGAGATTGATGATCTGAAGTTCTACGCTGGCTCACCCGACAATCGCTGGCAGTGGCCAGCGGATGTGTTGGCCACCCGTGGCGCTGTGCAGGGTCAGACAATCAACGCCAGACCGTGCCTGACGATCAATAAGCTGCCCCAGCACGTCAGACAGGTGACTAATGACCAAAGGCAGAACCGCCCAAGTGGCAAAGTTATTCCAGCCGATGACCACGCAGACATTGAAGTCGCAGAAATCTTCAACGGCATGGTCAGGCACATCGAATACATCAGCGACGCTGACGTCGCCTACGATACCGCGTGTGAAAACCAAGTCTCCTACGGCGAAGGTTACATCCGCATCCTGACCGAATACTGCGACGAAAACACGTTTGACCAAGACATCAAGATTGGCCGTGTTCGCAACTCGTTCAGCGTCTACATGGATCCAACGATCCAAGACCCGACCGGCGCGGACGCCAATTGGTGCTTCATTACTGAAGACATCACCAAAGACGAATACCAGCGGATGTACCCCGACTCCGCGCCCATCACCACCTTGCAAACGCTGGGTGTGGGTGACCAAAATTTGAGCCAGTGGCTCATGGAAGACACTGTCCGCGTTGCTGATTACTACTATGTAGATTACGACAAAGCAACGCTTAACCTGTACCCTGGGAACGTGACCGCATTTGAAGGCACCCTAGAGGACAAACAACTGAAAGCAATTTATGGCAAGCCTAAAAAATCTCGTGAATCTGATCGTGTCAAAATTAAATACTGCAAGATTAATGGTTATGAAATTCTTGAAGAACGCGATTGGGCGGGAAAATACATCCCCGTAGTTCGCATCGTTGGCAATGAATTTGAAGTTGATGGCCGCTTGTACGTGTCTGGCCTTGTGCGTAACGCCAAGGATGCCCAGCGCATGTACAACTACTGGGTAAGCCAAGAAGCCGAAATGCTAGCGTTGGCACCCAAGGCACCGTTCATTGGCTACGGCGGCCAGTTTGAAGGTTATGAGACTCAGTGGAAGACAGCCAACACGACCAACTGGCCGTATTTGGAAGTCAACCCAGACGTGACCGACGGCCAAGGTGCGGTGTTGCCGTTGCCTGCCCGTGCCCAGCCGCCAATGGCGTCCAGTGGTCTGTTGCAAGCCAAAGCTGGCGCGTCTGAAGACATCAAAGCGTCTACTGGCCAATACAACGCATCTTTGGGTATGACATCCAACGAGCGCAGCGGCAAAGCCATTTTGGCTCGCCAGCGCGAGGGCGATGTGGGCACTTACCACTACGGCGACAACTTGGCTCGCGGTGTGCGCCACATTGTGCGCCAGTTGGTGGACTTGATCCCCAAGGTGTACGACACCCAGCGCGTGGCCCGCATTATTGGTGTGGACGGTGAAACCGACATGGTCAAGTTAAACCCTGACCAGCCTGAAGCCGTCAACAAGATCATGCAAGGCGACGTGGTAATTGAAAAAATCTACAACCCAAGCGTCGGCAAGTACGACGTGGTGGTGGCGACCGGCCCAGGCTACGCGACCAAACGCCAAGAAGCGTTGGAAGCAATGGCTCAACTGTTGCAAGGTAACCCGCAACTGTGGTCTGTGGCCGGTGACCTGTTCGTGAAGAACATGGACTGGCCTGGTGCCCAAGAGATGGCCAAGCGGTTTGCCAAGACCATCGATCCTAAGCTCATGGAAGACGGCGATAAGCCACCAGAGTTGCAAGCGGCAGAACAGCAAATGCAAGCAATGGGTCAAGAGCTTGACCAATTGCATGAGATGCTTAAGAACGTCGGCAAGTCTATCGAAGCGCAGGAGATGCAGCGCAAAGATTTTGAAGCTGAAGTTAAGATGTACGAAGCCGAAACCAAGCGAATTGCTGCGGTGCAAGCGGGCATGAGCGAACAACAGATTCAAGACATTGCGATGGGCGTGGTCGCTGCGGCAATGGAGTCGCAAAATATGGCTAATGAAATGCCTGAGATGCCCCAGCAAGAGATGATGCCTCCAGAGCAAGAGATGCCACCTGAACAACAAATGGGAATGCCACAATGAAAGCAGCTGATTTTTTAGGCTTGCTGTTTCTAGCACGGGACGTGGCGCATAGCGTTCACTTGAACACCCGCAGCTTCAGCAAACACGACGCGCTTAATATTTTCTATGATCGAATTGTTGGAGCGGCAGATGACTTTGCTGAAGCCTACCAAGGCCGTCATGGTTTGATTGGCCCCATCACTTTGCATTCGGCAAAGAAGACTTCCAACATCATTGAGTTTTTAGAAAGCTCGTTGGCTGAAATTGAAGAAGTTCGGTATAAGGTTGCAGACAAGTCAGATTCGTCATTGCAACAGCTTATCGATAACATCGTTGAAATTTATCTTCGCACAATTTACAAACTCAAATACTTGGCATAGGGATTTACTATGGCAACGTACAACAAATTTCAACCAGCAATTGAGAACTTGTTTGAAGGTATCAATTCTGGTTCAGACTCATGGGTGATCAAGTTAGCCACAGCGGTAAACCAAGCTGCGGGGACGATTACCGAAGTTGCAAACGGTAACGGCTACACAACGGGCGGTAATGCGGCTAGTACAACTAGCGCCTCGCAAACTGGCGGTACGTTTAAGTTGGTATTGGCAAGCCCAACGCTTTGGACAGCTTCTGGTGCTGGCTTTAGTTTTCAGTACGCAATTTTGACTGATTCAACAACAGGCACAAACGTGGCTTATTGGGACTACGGATCAAGCCAAGCTGTAGCGGCAAGCGAAACAGTTACGGTAACTTTAGACGGTACTAACGGTGTGTTCCAAGCGACATGAAGATTGACTTCTCTTTTTCATCTCAGTACGGCACATTTTCAGATGCTTTGCATTTGCCTGACGATCATTCGTTTACAGATGCTGAGATTGAAGCCATGAAACAACAAAGGTTTGATAACTGGATTGCTGTAATTACTGCACCTCCCACTGAGGAGGTCTAATGGCTGATCGCTATTGGGTTCTGGGAACAGGTTCTTGGAGTAGCACCAACACCGCTAACTGGTCTACGTCATCAGGTGGTGCTGGAGGTGCTTCTGTACCAACTGCGGCAGATAACGTATTCTTTGACGCAAACTCAAATGTATTAGCCACTGCATTTACAGTCACTATGGCAAACACGCCAAGGGTCTGTAATGACTTTACAGCGTCAGGTTTAGATGGAGCGATGACGCTTGCTGGGTCAGCCATTGGATTGACAGTATCAGGCAGTCTTACGTTTCAAGCCACAAATTTTAATGCAACATATACAGGCACAACCACATTTAACGCCACAACAACAGGTATAACTGTAACTACTAATGGCGTTTCTTTTAGTGGGCCTGTTACTTTTAATGGTGTTGGTGGTGCATGGGCATTACAAACTGCTGTGACAGTAAGTGGCGCAGTAACATTAACTAATGGAACATTAGACTTAAATGGAAAAACATTAACTCCATCATTAAGATTTACAACCGCCACAGGAACAAAGAATCTTACATTTAATGGGGGAACTTTAGTTTGCTCACTTGGTGGTGCAAATTCGTTTGTCAACCCTGCGCCTACAGGATTTACAACATCAGCAGGGACAGGTACAGGCACAATCACCCTGACTTCCACAACTGCCAAGACTTTCAATGGTGCTGGCTCTACGTTCAACTGCACAATTAACCAAGGTGGTGCTGGTGCTTTAACTATCACAGGTTCAAACACATTCAGCAACATAACCAATACCCGCAAGAGTGTTAGTGCCGCATCTATTTTATTTACTGCTGGAACGACAAATATTTTTACTGATTGGAATGCAAGTGGAGAATCCACAAGACTTCTAACTATTGGCTCTGTGACTGCCGCAAGCCATACGCTATCTAAGTCAAGCGGTACTGTAAGCGCAGATTTCTTGTCAATTAGTCAATCTACAGCTACTGGCGGGGCAGGATGGTATGCAGGGGCAAACTCCACAAATGGTGGCAATAACTCAGGATGGATATTTACAGCACCTCCTGGCGGCGGTTACACCATAACGGCAAACAACGGCTCCTATACCATAACTGGACAATCTGCTACACTTTCCAAAGGCAGATTTTTACTGGGTGATTCGGGAACGTATGGCGTAACAGGTCAAAATGCCGTTATCACATACAGCTCAATAACAATTAACACAGATCAATTGTTGGTTAAACTTCGGTCATTTACCGAAAGAAGGAGATTTTGAATGGCTATTAACCTCAAAGCAATTACCTCTACGATGGGGTACCAGCAGATCACAAGTCTTAGTTCGGCGGCTAAATTAACAGTACCAGCTAGAGATTTGAATGGTTTGGCAGGCACCCCCCGCATTGCAATCATTACCCCCGAAACCCAAGCTGTGCGCTGGCGTGATGATGGCGTAGCACCTACAACTTCTGTTGGTATGCCTTTGGCAGCTGGTGTTACTTTGCAATACGACGGTGATCTGTCGCAAATTCAATTTATTGAACAAGCCGCTAGCGCAAAGTTAAACATTACTTACTATTCATAACGAGGCCAAAATGAACATTTCTAACGATACCCCCGCCTTGAATTACGTTGAATATTTCACCAAACAGTTGCCTGTAGATTTGGCCACTATGGCCGCTTTGCGGGATGAATTGGCCATACGCCAAGGTGCGTTATCCGCTGCCCAAGACGCGGTGGTTGACCGTGCTAAAGCTGCCGCAGAATTGGCAACTGCCAAAACTCAAGCCGCAGAAATGGTGGCATCAGCCAAAGACAAAAACGATAGCTCCAAAATTAAGGCTGACGAGCTTGCTGCCCGCGAGCTTGATCTGGCCAACCAAGTTAAGGCGTTTGAAACTTCTAGCGCCGAGCGGGAAGCTGCATTGACCACACGCGAAAATACTTTTGCTACCCGCGAACGCCGACAAAGCGAAAATCAAACTCGCTTGGATGAGTTAGCCGCCAAACTGACGGCTGATCAAGCCAGCCTTGACGTTCGGGTTAAAGATTTCCAAGCCAAAGTTGCCGCATTGACGGCATAATGACAAAAACCCGTACTGGTGCGGATCACCAGGGAATCTTAGGATTCAAAAATGACTGAAGAAGTCCAACAACCCTTAGCGGAAGTAGACTCCGCGCCCGCAGCAGAAGTGACGGCCACTCCTGAAGCAAATGTAAATGCGCCGGAAGTCGCTGATGAAGCAAAAGAGCTTTCACGGGTTTTTACCCAAGAAGAGCTTGATGCAGCAATTGGCAAAAGGCTTGCAAGAGAACAACGTAAGTGGGAAAGAGAGCAGACTCAACGCCAAGCGGAAACGCAAACGCTGAGAGCGCCAGCAACGATCCCGTCGGTCGATCAGTTTGAAAGCACTGAAGCCTATGCAGACGCATTGGCCTACCAGAAAGCTGAACAACTGCTTGCCCAGCGAGAACAAGCACGGCAGCAATCTGCAATTCTTGATGCTTATCACGAACAGGAAGAAGAAGCGCGGGCTAAGTATGATGACTTTGAACAAGTTGCATACAACCCAAAACTTCCAATTACCGACGTGATGGCTGAGTCGATCCGAGCCTCGGACATAGGCCCTGAAGTAGCTTACTACCTCGGTGCCAACCCCAAGGAAGCGGAACGAATCTCTCGTCTTGCGCCTATCGTGCAGGCTAAAGAAATTGGGAGAATTGAGGCCAAAATGGCCAGTGATCCTCCCGTGAAACGAACCACGTCTGCGCCAGCACCGATTTCGCCTGTCACTGCTCGCTCCTCTGGGAGCCCAGCCTATGACACTACTGATCCACGGTCTACCAAGACCATGACGGATTCGCAGTGGATTGAAGCTGAAAGAGTAAGACAACGAAAAAAGTGGGAAGCACAAGCCAACCGCTAAATAATTTTTAAAGGACTTTTTTCATGGCTAATAGTATCTTAACGATTGACATGATCACCCGCAAAGCTCTCGAAATTCTCGAAAACAACCTGGTGATCACCCGTAACGTAAACCGTCAGTACGACGACAGCTTTGCTGTTGAAGGTGCCAAGATCGGTTCTACATTGCGTATCCGTTTACCCGACCGCGCTCTGGTAACTGACGGTGCCGCCCTGCAAGTTCAGGACGACAACGAACAGTTCACCACCTTGACTGTTGCTTCACAAAAGCACATTGGCGTGAACTTTACATCTGCTGAATTGACCATGCAATTGGACGACTTCGCAGAGCGTGTGTTGAAGCCTCGTATCAGCCAGCTGGCCTCTAGCATTGATGCTGACGTTGCCAATGCGTACAAAACCATCGGTAACACCGTTGGCACCCCAGGCACCACTCCAGGCACTTCTTTGGTTCTGTTGCAAGCGCAACAAAAATTGAACGAAAACGCTGCTGTGATGTCACCACGTTACGCTACCGTCAACCCAGCCGCTAACGCTGGTTTGGTTGAAGGCATGAAAGGTTTGTTTAACCCGACAGATACTGTCAGCAAGCAATTCAAGAACGGCATGATGGGCACTGGCGTGTTGGGCTTTGATGAGGTCAACATGTCTCAGTCAATCAAGCAACACACCACCGGCACCCGCGTTGCTACCGGCAACACTACCGGCGCTGCGGTAACAACTGAAGGTTCTTCTACATTGACATTGACTGTTGGTTCTGGTGAACTTATCGCTGTTGGTGATGTGTTTACGATTGCTGATGTTTACTCTGTAAACCCACAAACCCGTGAATCCACTGGTTCGTTGTTCCAGTTTGTTGCTTTGGCTTCTTCAACAGCCACCACAACTGCTACTGTGACTGTTGCGCCAATGTACTCAGCAACACATGCTCTGGCCACCATGCTGACTTTGCCTGCTACCAGCAAAGCCGTCGTGTTTGTCGGTACGGCCAGCACTCAGTACCCCCAGAACTTGGTTTACCACAAAGATGCGATCACTTTTGCGACCGCCGACTTGTTGCTGCCCCAAGGTGTCGATATGGCTGCTCGCGCAGTTCATAACGGTATTAGCTTGCGCGTTGTTCGTCAGTACGACATCAACAACGACCGTATGCCTTGCCGTATTGACGTACTGTATGGCTTCAGCACAATTCGTCCACAGATGGCTTGCCGCATCTGGGGTTAATTAGAAACTCTTTTTAAGGAAAATTATCATGGCATTACCTAATTCTGGCGGTGGATACCAAGTCGGTGACGGCAACCTGAACGAAATCGACTTGTATGCAACAGCGGCTCCACAGACCGCAACCGCAACCGCAACCCTGACCGCTGCACAAATTACGGGCAACTTGTTGGTGGGTAACCCCACCACAACCGCTGCTACGTACACTTTGCCAACGGCAACCGCAATTGATGCGGTCATAACTAACGCAAAAATTGGCAGCACGTTCAATTTGACTGTTATTAACCTCGGCACTTCCACCGGCCTCATCACGATGGCTGTTGGAACTGGCATCACTGCGGTTGGCAACTTGGTTGTTGCTATTACTGGCAGTGCGGCAGGTGTTGGTGGCGCAGCGCAGTTCATGTTCCGCAAAACAGGCGACGCTGCATACACTTTGTATCGTATTGCTTAAACCTAAATAGGGGCTTCGGCCCCTATTTTTAAAGGAAAAAATCATGCCAAATACTCAAGCAGTAGGTGTTGCGTATAGCGACCCCGAATTCACTACTTGCTATGCTAGCCAAGAAATTGGCTACAGCGCAGCAGCCCAAGGTGCGGTAACGCAGTTAACCAGCAAAGCCACAGGGGTGACACTGAATAACAGTGCTGGCCGCATCACAATGAACAACGCGGCATTGGCAGGAGCCACCGCAGTGTCGTTTGTTTTGACCAACAGCATGATCTCTATCAATGACACAATCATTGTGTGCGTTTCTAGTAATACTACTGGCAGCGCACTTGGTGCTTACACCACCTATGTTTCATACCTGGCTGCTGGTTCAGCTTTGATCACATTGCGGAATTTGACTGCTGCCACTTCATACTCTGAAGCTGTCATCATCAACTTTTCCATCATCCACGGCGCAAGCTAAAACAAACGGGGGCTAATCACCCCCTTCTGAAATTATGGCTGTTATTTACATGTCTCATCCGGTTCATGGTGCCAAGGTTGCAACTATGGAGCTTGAAGCTGTAGAAGATGAAAAAAATGGCTGGGTGCGATATACTTTAGACACGCCTGTTGAGGCGGCTCCACTGGAAGTCAAACGTCGTCGTAGCCGATCACCAGAGGTGGTCGAACAAGGAGCATAAACATGGCCATCTACACTGCTGGCGATCAAATCAATAGAGCATTGCGATTGCTTGGTGTGTTGGCTGAAGGTGAGACAACTTCTGCGTCCGTGTCTCAAGATTCGCTGATGGCGTTGAATCAAATGATTGATTCATGGAACACTGAGCGTTTGGCTGTTTTTAGCACCCAAGATCAGATGTTTACTTGGCCTGCGGGTCAAATTACGCGCACTCTTGGCCCCACAGGTAATTTTGTAGGTAACCGGCCAATATTGTTGGATGACGCTACCTACTACCGCGATGCGGGCACCAACGTGTCTTACGGCATCAAATTTATCAATCAACAGCAATACAACGGTATTGCTGTGAAAACCGTTACATCAACGTACCCGCAAGTCATTTTTGTCAACATGACCTACCCTGACGTTACGATGACCGTTTACCCGCAGCCTACACGGGATTTGGAATGGCACTTTATTTCGGTTGAAGAATTGAGTCAGCCTGCCACTTTGGTAACCAACATTCTGTTTCCACCAGGCTATTTGCGGGCGTTTGTCTACAACTTGGCGATGGAAATTGCACCTGAGTTTGGCGTTGAGCCCAGCCCACAAGTGCAACGGATTGCAATGACGTCCAAGCGCAATCTCAAGCGCATCAACAATCCTGACGACATCATGTCCATGCCTTACGCCATTGTGTCCTCACGTCAGCGGTTCAACATTTTTGCCGGTAATTACTGATGCAAACGCCGATTCTTGGTGCAAGCTATGTTGCTCGCAGCATCAACGCTGCCAACAATCGCATGGTGAACCTGTACCCCGAGGCCACGCCAGACAACGGTCAGACGGCGGCTTTTCTAACGCGCTGCCCTGGGTTGGAGTTTTTGCAAACAATTGGCACAGGCCCAATCCGCGCTCTTTGGGCACACCAGACCAACGGGTCTGACTTTTATGTGGTGTCAGGTTTGGAAGTCTATAAAGTTACGGGCATGACCGCCGTGCCTACTTTGCTTGGCACCGTGACCGGCACTGGCCCCGTGTCCATTGCCGACAACGGCACCCAGATATTCTTTGCTTGCAATCCTGACAGCTATATCTACAACGAAGTCACCAATGTGTTTGCCCAGATCACTGATCCAGATTTCCCTGGCGCGGTGACTGTAGGCTATCTAGACGGTTATTTTGTGTTCAATGAGCCAGACAGCCAAAAGGTGTGGGTGACCTCGCTGTTGGACGGCCTGTCAGTCGATCCGTTGGATTTTGCTAGCTCTGAAGGCTCACCCGACGGTTTGGTGGCGCTCATCGTAGACCACCGTGAAGCCTGGTTGTTTGGTACCGATTCTGTTGAAGTCTGGTACGACGCTGGCTTGGCTGACTTCCCGCTCACCCGCATTCAAGGTGCTTTCAACGAAATTGGCTGCGTGGCTGCGTTTTCTGTAGCCAAGCTCGACAACGGTTTGTTTTGGCTGGGCACCGATGCCCGTGGCCAAGGTATTGTCTACCGAGCCAACGGCTACACCGGCCAACGCATATCTACCCACGCCATTGAATATGCAATTGCTCAGTACAGCGACATTTCAGACGCGGTGGCCTACACCTACCAGCAAGAAGGCCATGCTTTCTATGTGCTGACGTTCCCTACCGGCAACGCCACATGGGTGTTTGACGTGGCTACCCAAGCATGGCACGAACGTGCTGGTTGGGACAACGGAGAATTTACCCGTCACCGATCCAATTGTCAGTGCAACTTTGGTGGCAACACCATTGTGGGCGACTTTGAGAATGGCAACATTTACCAGATGACGTTGGATGTCTACGATGACTATGACGAGCCTCAAAAATGGCTGCGCTCATGGCGGGCGCTGCCTAGCGGTCAAAACAACCTCAAACGTACCGCGCACCACAGTTTGCAGTTAAATTGCGAATCAGGTACTGGGTTGGCCACCGGTCAAGGCGACGATCCCCAGGTCATGCTGCGCTGGTCTGATGATGGCGGCCATACTTGGAGCAATGAGCATTGGTCACCGATGGGCAAGATCGGGGCGTACTATCAGCGCGTCTTCTGGCGGCGGCTTGGCATGACGCTCAAGCTACGGGACAGGGTTTATGAAGTGTCTGGCACCGATCCTGTAAAGGTCGCCATTATGGGCGCTGAATTGATTCTGAGCCCGACCAATGCCTGAACAACTTAATATAACGAACCTACCTTCGTCGCGGGTTGAGTTTATCGACCCCCGCACGGGGTTGATGTCGCGCGAATGGTACCGGTTCTTTCTGAACTTGTTTACGTTGACCGGCGGCGGCAACAACCAGACATCTTTGGATGACCTGCAACTTGCGCCGCCGTTTGTGCCATCTAGCGGTAGTACAGGTACGGTCACTTCGGTAGCTACTGCGGGAACAGTCAACGGAATTACCTTGACCGGCGGCACCATTACGACTTCTGGCACGATCACGTTGGGCGGCACACTGAGTAACGTAGACTTGGCCACTCAAGTCACGGGCAATCTACCAGTCACCAATCTGAACAGCGGCACCGGCGCGTCAGCCACAACCTACTGGCGGGGTGACGGTTCATGGGCCACGGTAATATCAGGCGCGGCACTTAGTAACGACACCGCCACGGCCACCAACGTCTTCCCGTTGTTTGCCGACGCCATAACAGGCACCCCAACCACAATTTACACCAGCAACGCCAAGTTGCTGTACAAGCCATCTACGGGCGAATTCTTGGCCCAACAATTTAACGCGGGCAACGGAATTTACGTCAACAGCAAAACCGTTTCAACGAGTTACACTATAGCCACTGGAAATTCAGGCATGTCGGCTGGGCCGATCACCATTGCTAGCGGTCAGACAGTGACGGTTTCGTCCGGCTCCCGCTGGGTTGTTTTGTAAAAGGTGCTTCAATGACTGTAACTGCCAAAAATCTAGTGCCAGCCAAAACCGTTGAGGCAACTCAAACAACGCAATACACGGCCAATGGCGTGACCACGATCATTGACAAGTTCACAGCCACCAACTACAGCGGTTCTGCGGCCACCATCAGCGTCAACTTGATCACCGCCACGGGCACTGCCAGCAACGATAACTTGATTGTCAAGGCCAAATCCTTGGCCGCATCTGAAACGTACATTTTTCCTGAGCTTGTTGGCCACATCTTGCCATCTGGTGGATTTATCTCCACAATCGCAGGCACAGCCAGCGCCATCAACATGCGCGTCAGCGGAAGGGAAATCTCGTGACCGTTGTCATTCAGACTTACTGCGAACACCCCGCTTTGGCCTACGGCGCTTTGATGGTGTTTAAAACATTGCGCGTGGGATTTCCCACCGCAAAAGTACTTGTTGTTGATAACGGAAGCCACCCAGACGTATTGCCTCAAATAGAAAAAGCAGCCCTCGACGCCGGATGCTTGTTTACGCCCGCGCCGCGTCAGCATTTTTTAGATTTCTACCGCTGGGTATTGTTTGAGCAGACCGCCATGACTTCGGTAGTTTTACTTGATCCTGACGTAGTGTTTTGGAACAACGTAGAGCATTGGAAATTTGACGGCTTAATGGCAGGCAGACTCATTCCTGACCTCTACAATTACGGCGTGACTTCTTTGTCTCGGCTGCACCCTAGTTATCTATGGGTGCCAGATGTGACCAAGCTGCGTCAAGCATTAGCAAATACACACGCTAATGGCTTTGATCCTTTGCGTCAGTTTTCCGCGCCAGCCAACGGCAAAATGTATTTCTGGGACACCGGCGCGGGTTTGTACCAAGCGTTAGCCACCAAATGCGATTCATTCTCTGACGCGCAACTTGATTGCTACGATCACTTATTTTATGGCTCCCATCTTCCTGTTGTGCAACCCGCGTTAAACGATGAAAACTTAACGTATTTTGCCCATCAGGCCGCAGCAGGAAATGACTTGGCTGCGCTTAAAGGCATTTGGCGCAAACAAGATAAACACTTTAAATCACAACGTCAAAAACCTTTGCGTGGTGAAATGATGTTGGCTGAAATGATTAAAACTTGTGAAACTTTAGGCCAAGCACAAGGAATTCAAAGCGGATACGATGTTGCAGTGCAAGGCTTACTCAGCAACATAAAGGCTCAACTATGAGCAATTTAACCAAGCAAGAAGACGTCGGCCAACTGGTTTTGCGTAAGCTTTTGAGCTTAGAAAAGCCTGAGCAAACGCTTTTGCAGTTGCCGCAAGTCGAATGCTCTGTCGTGCATCACTTTGGCCCTGGGGTGTGTATCCGTGAGGTTTTCATGCCTGCGGACACTTTGGCTATTGGCCATAAACAAAAATTTGACCACCTGAACATTATGTTGCGCGGCAAAGTAATGATCGTTACAGACGACGGCAGCACCCAAGTATTGACCGCGCCAATGATCTTTACCGGCAAAGCTGGCCGCAAGATAGGATACGTTTTGGAAGACATGGTATGGCAAAACATTTACGCTACTGAGTTGACAGACCCAGACTCGGTGGAAGCTGTTTTTATTGAAAAGAGCGAAGATTGGATGCAAGACCAACAATCTAAACTGGCGGTTGAAAAGCTAACCTGTGTAGACGACCGTGAAGATTACTTTAACTTGCTTGACGAATGCGGTATACCTCATGAGTTGGCCAGACAGCAGTCTGAAAACGAATACGATCAAAGATGGGTTGATAGCCAAATTACTCGCGTAGCTGAGTCGCCCATAGAAGGTAAAGGTCTATTTTTGACTTCACCAGTAAAATCAGGCGACATTATTTGCGCGGCCAGAATAGACGGGTACCGAACACAAGGTGGTCGATTTACCAATCATTCAAAGACACCAAACGCAAAAATGGTTATGCTGCCTAACGGCAACATCGATCTTGTTGCGCTAGTTGACATTGAAGGATGTAAAGGCGGCGCTATGGGTACTGAGATAACAATTGACTACCGGCAAGCCTTGGCGCTGTCAGGTATTGAATTTAAGGAGTCAGCATGTCAGCAATAGCAACAGCAATTGTCGCCTCGTCCTTCATGGGTTCAAAGGCGGCAGAAAGAGGCGCAGACGTACAAGCTGGCGCAATGGATCGTTCTTCGGAATTGCAATACCGACAATACCAAGAAGACGTTGTAAGACAAAAACCTTTCTACGACGTCGGTGTCAACGCATTGCCGGAACTGGTTGAGGCATCAAAATACAAACCGTTTGGTATGGATCAGTTTAAGGCTGATCCAGGTTATGCATTTCGATTGAGCGAAGGTACAAAAGCCTTGGAGCGATCCGCTGCGGCCCGTGGTGGTTTGCTGTCTGGCGGCACTGGCAAGGCGCTTACGCGGTTTGGCCAAGAAATGGGCTCGCAAGAGTACACCAACGCATTCAACCGCTATCAGGCCGAGCGTACCGCTCGTTTGCAACCTTTGCAAGCTATGACAGGTATGGGCCAAACCACTGCCCAACAAATAGGTCAGCAAGGTCAGCAGATGGCTTCAAATGTTGGCGACGCTATGGGCAGCAGTGCTGCTGCACGGGCGTCTGGCTATGTCGGCAGCGCAAACGCTTTGACCGGCGGTTTGAATACGTATTTAAACTACACAAACAGTCAAAACATAGCAAATCAATTAGCAATGCGAAACTTATCTTCACCTACTGGGTACGGTAAGCCGGTGCCGGGTGACTATTCTTCTATGACAGGGTAAATTATGGCTATTGATCCTAGAATTTCCCTTGGTGTTCAACAACTTCAGTTGAATGACCCACTGACGCAGTATGGCCAAACACAAAACATTTTGGCCGCGCAATCTCAGAGACAAGCCGCCGGTACGCAAAACGAGTTGGCCCAAGCGCAGCTAGGCCAAGCTCGGATGTCCATGCGAGAAGTGCAAGAAGCGCAAGAATTTATAACCCAAATTATGGCCGAAGCTAAAAAGAACGGCGCGCCAACTGACGACCCTATGAACGCGGCCATGCAAATGTTAAATCATCCAAACCCAAAAGTCCGAGAAGCGGGCAAAAGTTTGTTTGACGCAAATCAAACAGTTTTGGCGTATCAGCAACAAGCTCAGTTTATGCAAGACCAATCGCCTGAAGCTGCGGCGGGGCCTACAACTACATTTCTTTCATCAATAGCACCTGAAACCGCGTTTACCACGCCGGTAAGCCGAGGAACGCAAACCAACGCTCTTGCTTCTACCGCATCGCCAGCGCCGCAGGTTAATGCTATGGCTGCGCCGCAAGGTAAGACTGCGGACAGTATCAAAGCCGAAATACAAAGCGGGGACAGAAAATATGGTTCCGCACCTGGTTGGGCAAAACAACGTGAGTTGTTGGTTAAGCAATTTGAAAGCGCGCTTGATCCACGCCGTTCTACTTTTGCGGCTATCACGCCAAAAGATTACACGCAAGAATCAATTGCAAAATTTAATCTAACAGGGAATTACGCTGACTTGGTTCAAAAAGTTGACATTAAGAATACAAATTTGGGTAACGTCAACCCTGCGGATTACACACCTGACTCTGTGCAAAAATTTGCCACATCAGGTAATTATGCAGATTTGGTTTTAAAGCCCGCAAAAGCTGATACCGTAATTGCTAACGTAAACCCTGCGGATTACACGCCAGAATCTTTGGCTAAATTTGCAACAAGCAAAAATTATGGGGACTTGGTTTTAAAGCCAGCAAAAGTTGATAAATCAGTTTCCAATATCAACCCTGATAGTTACACGCCAGCTTCTGTGCAAAAATTTATGATGTCAAGCAACTATGCAGATTTGGTGCCAAGGGACACAAAAGAAACTAAACTTATAGCTAACATAAACCCTGATAGTTACACTTTAGAATCTGTAGCTAAGTTTTCTACGTCAAACAACTATGCAGATTTGGTTTTGAAACCTAGCAAAGCAGACAAAGCAATTGGAAATGTCAACCCTGCGGATTACACGCCTAAGTCCGTAGCTAAGTTCAACGTGTCTGGAAACTATGCTGACTTGGTGCCAAAAGCACCTGTAAGTTCTGCAACGCCTTCAGCGCCGGTTGCAGTTGTCGGCAAAGACGGAAAAACTATATACGTCAGCCGCGAAGAAGCCATATCTAAGGGTATGACCCCTGCAAATGCAATGGAAGGCTTGGCACCAAAAGAAATTCAAGCGCGTGAAGCTAAATATCCTGTAGCAAAACAATCGGTCACGACTGTTTCCGCAACAATGAATGAAATTGACGCTACGGTTAAACGATTGCTGGAAAACGAAAAAGGCTTAAACGGCATAACAGGTTTAGTGTATGGCAATACACCGGCGCTAACTGACGCGGCGCGGAAAGCTGCTGCCGATTTAAAACAACTGAAAAATTTAGCTTTTGTTCAAGGCTTAACTGAGTTGCGCGCCGCATCAGCTACTGGCGCTGCCGTAGGCAACGTGACTAACAAAGAAGGCGATAGGTTTGAAAATCTAAAAGCATCTCTTGAAACATCACAGTCATTTGATGATTTAAAAGCATCGTTAACCCGATTACAATCGCAAGCAATAGCTACTCGCGACACTGTTAAGCAAACGTTTGAAGATACATATTCGTATAGGAATAATACGCCAGCGGCTAAAGGCGCGGTTGATACGTCTAACCCCTTGTTGAAGGGAAAATAAATGGCCGATTTAGCCACAATCCTTAACGACCCCAACTACATCAACGCAAATCCTGCGACAAAGGCGGCTATTTTTTTAAAATTTGCGCCTGACGATTTAAATTACGTCAACGCAAACGAAGCGACCAAACAAGCTATCCATGAAAAATTTGGCGTGCAAAACCTTGGCGAACAAATTAGCGAAAGTATTGGCACTGCGATGGGCAGCAACCCGCCACCTGAGCCTACAATGTACCAAAGAATTCGCCCCTACGTTGCGCCTACAGTTGAAGCGTTAGGCGCAGTTGGCGGCGCTACGTTAGGTATTCCTTTAGGGCCGCCTGGAGTTGTTGGCGGCGCGGGCTTAGGGTACGCCATTGGCAACGAATTAATGTATCAAACCGACGTAGCTTTTGGGGCTAGAAAGCCAAGGCAAGGTTTTGAAAATGTTACCGAGCCGCTTAAAAACGTGCTTACAGGTTCAACATTTGAAGCAGGTGGCCAAGTTGCCGCGCCTTTCATTGGCAAAGTAATTGGTAAAGCTATAGACATGCGTCAGTTGCCACAACAAAAAGCCGCCAAAATGGCTCAAGTTGCGTTGGGCGACGATATGCCTCAAGTTATCAACGCTTTGCGAAATGCGCCGCCAAACGCCAGCGTAGCCGAACTAACTGCGGGTATTCAAAATCCGACATGGCAGGCTTTGATCAAAGACGCATTGGATAAAGACCCTCAGTTTTTACGCAAGCTGCGGCTTAGTGATGAAGCGCAATCAGTTAATGAACTTGCCAAACTGGTGGGCGGCACTACCGCTACAGATGTTCGCGCAACGCTTGAAACGGCCAAAAGTAATCTTAATGCCATGACCGGCCCACAACGCGAGTCTGCAATTGCGCGGGCTAACTTAGGTCAAGAAGTGGCCGCGTATGAGGCTCAAGCAGGCAAGTTAAGCACTCAAGCTGCGGCTGAAGTACAAAAGGTGCGGGATTTGATAGAGCTAGGTGATCATGCGGCAGCGGCTGCTAGGTTGCAAACAATTAAAGCGGGATTTCCTGCGGGGTCGGCTCAAGCGCCCGCAAAATCTCAAGCTGGATATTCAGACGCATGGGCTCAAACACAAACTTATCCGGGAAAATTGGCGCAAATGTCTGATGAATGGGCGGCTAAAGCGGCTGACGCTTCTCTTGACCTTGGCCAAGGCGCTCGGTTTGCCCAAGCTGCTGCGGATGCGTTACGCGCGGTAGGTATCAAACCTTTAGAAACCGCGCCGCTTATCCAAAGTATCAAGGCTACAACCAACAAGCCTGAATTTGCGGGCAACGATTTGCTGGCTGGCGCGGCAAAAAATGTTGCTGATGATATTGCCGCATGGACGGCCAGCAACGGTGTGATTGACATTAAAGCGTTGGAAGCTATTCGTAAAAACTCAGTCAACGCTGCAATTCAACAACTGCGCCCAGGTGCTGATGCAACCACCCAACGCAACCTTGCTGCCGGTGTGTTGGCCAAGATCAAGCCTGCAATTGACGACGCAATTGAAGCTGCGGGCGGTGTTGGTTGGAAAAACTACCTTGCAACCCATGCCCAAGGAATGCAACGGATTGCCGAAAAAGAATTGACCGGCGAAGCGTTAAGACTTTGGAAAACTGATAAAGACGCGTTTGTGCGTTTGGTTCAAAATGAATCGCCAGAGGCTGTTGAAAAGATTTTGGGGTCAGGCAAGTACAACATAGCGGCAGAACTGACCGACAGTACTTTGACAGTAATGCGAAATCAAGCGCAAAAACACTTGACCCAAATGTCGGTTAAAGAACAAGTCACCGAGGGTCAAAAAGCGTTGACACAGTTGGTATCCCAACAGACTTCTAATTTCAGATTTCCTTCTTGGCTTAATTTTTGGACTACGGCGGGTAACCAAGCCATCAGTGAGTTAGAAAAGAAAATTGGCAACAAGAGTATGGCAGTGCTGACGCAAGCTCTTAAAACACCTAAAGGTGCTGCCGACTTGCTAGAAACTTTGCCTGGTGCAGAACGCAGTAGAGTATTGCAAATACTGTCCAATCCATCTGTGTTAAAACAAGGATCAAAAGGCGTCGCCGCTGAAAAAGCAGCGGTGCAAATCCGTTCGGGGGTTAGTAACATGCTTGCACCTGAAAACCAAAACAACTTGAGGTAAACACATGGCTGGCTTAACCCCCTCACCCAAACAGCAAATCTTCGGATCGGATGGCTTGCCTCTTGTCGGCGGCAAAATTTACACCTACGCGGGCGGTACTTCAACACCTATCGCTACGTACACCGACTACACCGCTGCTACGGCCAACACCAACCCGATCATCTTGGACTCGCTTGGCCAAGCCAATATCTGGTTGGTCAACACCACCAGCTACAAATTCATAGTCAAGGACGCCAACGATGTGCTGCTCTACACCGTAGACAACATCGCCATCCCGTTGGACATCAATTCTTTTTCTTCCCCGCCTCCCATTGGCGACGTCACGCCTAACACCGGCGCGTTCACCACGCTGTCGGCCACTGGTGCGGTAACCTTTGCTACCACACTGACAGTGGCTGGCCAACTGACCTTAAACAACACGGGTGCAGCCAAACTGAGCGTGGGCACCACCGGCCAACGCCCCACCGCCGTCACCGGCATGGTGCGCTACAACACCACGACCGGCAAGTTTGAAGGCTACGGCGCAACAGCTTGGGGTGCTCTGGGCGGCGGCGCAACTGGCGGCGGCGCTGACCAAGTGTTCGTGGAGAACGGCCAGACTGTCACAACAAACTATACTCTTAGCACTGGCTTTAACGCAATGTCTGTTGGCCCGATCACCGTCAATAGCGGCATCACTGTCACTGTCCCCTCCGGCGCTCGCTGGGTTGTTCTGTAAAGGAAATATATGTCATCAGTCGTTATTTCGGGGGATACCAGCGGGGCGGTAACACTTGCTGCCCCTGCTGTTGCGGGTACAAACACGCTGACTTTGCTTGCTGCCACTGCGACCAGTTCTGTGAATGTCTTGGCAACAGCGGTTGCGTCTACATCAGGCACTTCAATTGACTTTACAAGTTTGCCAAGTTGGATTAAGCGAATCACTGTGATGATGAACGGTGTGTCTCTTTCAAGCACCGCCAACATACTGATTCAAATTGGGCCATCTGGTGGCGTTGAAACAAGTGGATATTCTGGCGTTGTGTTGGGCAATGGCATTCAAGGTGCATGGGGTGGAACTGGATGTTTGATAACAAGAACTGGGCAAGCAACATCAACCTATTCGGGGATTGTGACGATTGCAAATATAACTGGCAGTACATGGGTGTGTTCTGCAACTATGGCTGATTCTGTAAATACTTATGCGGGTTTAGCGGCAGGGTCAAAAGCTATTACTGGAACGCTGTCTATTTTGCGTATCACGTCAACAAGTACCGACACCTTTGATGCCGGAACCGTAAACATCATGTACGAAGGATAATCATGTCAATACTTGTTTTAACTTCTGACACGCTGATTGCTACAGCAGCCGCTGGCAACATTGAATACACAAGCCCCATCTTTGCGGCTACACCTATCGGCACACAGCGAGGGATTGTTCCGACTCAACAGTATTACAGACTGAACGCTGACCTTGCAGGAGCAAACGTCAGCACAGTGCAAAGCATATTTGGTGTTGGTGTAACACTGTCAGCAAGCACTGTGTATGAGTTTGAGATAGTTTCTGCGTTTAGCAAAACCGCAGGTGCTACTTCACATACACTGTCTACAGGTTTTGGTGGTACGGCTACGCTAAACAACATTTCATATTTATACGTAGGAATGGATAGTGGTTCTAGTTTTACAAGCAGAACAAATTCTGCACAAGATATTGTATTTGTGCAAAGTGCATCTGCTACAGCGGTAACTGCGGCAAATGCTTCTGCAACTATGTTTATAGCTGGAGTACTCAAAGGCACAGTATCAATCAACGCTGGCGGCACGTTCATCCCGCAATACACCTTATCTGCCGCACCCGGCGGTGCGTACTCAACAGTCGCTGGCAGCTACATCCGAATCAATCCGCTTTCCGCATCAGGCGCAGCGACTAACGTGGGGACATGGGCATGAGTACAGTAATTGATGGTTCAGCAAGCGTCACGATTAACTCTGGCGCAATTCTAGGCATTACCTCCGGTACTGCTGTTGCATCTACCAGCGGTACAAGCATTGACTTTACAAGCATACCGTCATGGGTAAAGCGGATTACTGTAAATTTTCAGAATGTTGGTACTAATGGAACATCTACCATAATGGTTCAACTTGGTGATTCAGGCGGTATTGAAACATCTGGATATTCAGGTGCGGTTACTGGTATTGGTGCTGGTGGTGGCGTTGCACAATCATCTTTATCTACTGGCTTTCAACTTTGCGATAATTTGAATCATGCTGCTGCTGCTACATGGTCAGGAATTATGACTATTGCGTTATTAGATTCATCTTCAAATATTTTTTCAGCATCAGGAACTTTTGGTCGAGGTGATAGTGCTGTAACAGGAATAGTTGGCGGAGTTAAAAGCCTTTCTGCAACTCTTGACCGAATTCGCATTACCACAATAGGTGGAACAAATACATTTGACGCTGGCTCCATAAACATCCTTTTTGAGTAAACATCATGACACACAGAATCGTAGTTAACGTAGAGACAGGCGTGACCACTCAAGTGGAGTACACACCTGAAGAACAAGCCGCGCATGATGCGGCAGTAGCGGCACAAGCACTTGCAGAGGCTCAGGCAGCAGCAGCCGTAATAGTAGCGCCAACGCCTGTACTTGAGACACCAGCACCATGAGCGAGATAGAAAAAGATCACGCCGTTCACGTTGCGGTATGCAGTGAGAGATACGCGGCTATTGAGAAAGCCTTTGTCGATGGCGACCGGCGCATGACACGCATAGAGTACCTGCTCTACGTCGTGATTGGCGCGGTGTTGCTTGGCCCTGGCTTTGTTGGCGTGATTGTCAGCAAATTAATAGGCGCGTGAAATTGATCCAATCAGCATCCTCTTCGCTGCCAATGCTTGCGTTGCAGCAATCAAGGAAGGGTGCAAGCTGTACAAGCAAGCTAAGACTTCCTTTATGGAAGTCAAAAGCACTGTTAACGAAGTCATTGGGATCGCAAAAGAGGTTAGGGGTTTCTGGGCAAAGTTGGCAGAAATGTTTGGTGCAAGTGCTGCACCTGTCCCACAGGGAAAATCGCCCAAGCCTGTGGCCTACGTTGCCGTTGACGAAACCCAAGTCATGTCGGACATCGTCACCCAGCTTTCCCAGTTTTTCAAATTGCAAGAACAGCTTGCTGACCACATAAGGGAAGAGGAAGAGAAAAGCAAAACAATCTACAGCCCTGATGCCAACTTGATGGAAGCCGCCCTGAAGCGGGTAATGGCTCAAGACCAGATGGCTGCGTTGGAGGTTGAGATAAGAGAGGCGATGGTGTACGGCGCTCCTAAAGAGATGGGGGCGTTGTACAGCAAAGTGTTTGAAATGCGGGATGTCATCAAGGTGGAGCAGGACAAGGCAAGGAAGAAACGAGATGATGAATCATGGCAACGCAAGGAAAGGCAACGTCTTTTAAACGAAAGGCAAGCGTACCTGCTGGCGACTATCCTATTCCTCCTATATATGTGGCTGCTTCTCGGCCTCTTAAGCAAGATTGGGAAAACGTAGTGGGTTGGGTTGCTGCTTTGATTCTGGTTGGGTTGATGTTGCCACTGCTGGGTATGTTGTATCTGGACATACTAGAGGCCAAGCATGAGGTTAAAGCGCTGGTGGAGAAAGTAGAGAAACTCAGGCGTGAACTTAAAAAGGAAAAATAATGTTACCGATACTTGCATCATTATTAGGCAGCCTAGCCGAAAACGGTTTAGGACTGCTCTCCAGCGCCATCCAAGCCAAAGGCAAGGACGTAGTCGAAAAGACGCTAGGCGTGAAAATTCCTGACAACCCAACATCTGAGGATGTTGCCAAACTGCGCCAGCTTCAGTTTGACCACGAGGAACGTTTGCTGGAGCTAGGCATTGAAAAAGCCAAGATGGAACTGGCCGAGCTTGATTTGTTGGCAAAAGCCGCGCAGAACGATGCTGACAACATCACAGACAGGTGGGAAGCCGACATGAGCAGTGACTCTTGGCTGTCCAAAAATATTCGGCCCATGAGCCTCATAGCGATCTTTCTGGGATACTTCTTGTTCGCCATGATGTCTGCCTACGGCTTGAACGCCAACGAGTCCTACGTCACATTGCTGGGCAACTGGGGAATGCTAATCATGGGCGCTTACTTTGGTGGCAGGACAATAGAGAAACTTGCAGAAATGAGGAAAAAATGAGCTTATCAGACGAACAAGCAGCCTTCCTGTTAGACGTGTGTGAACTTATCCAATATGCCACAAAACAAGGCTTCAAGGTGACAGGCGGGGAGCTTGCACGTACACCAGAACAACAGGCCATCTATTTCAAGACAGGCCGTAGCAAAACAATGAACTCTGTTCACTTGAAGCGATGTGCAATGGACTTAAACTTTTTTAAAGATGGCAAGATTATTTGGGACAAGGCAACCATTAAACCGCTAGGCATTTACTGGGAAAACCTGCACCCTAAAAATCGGTGGGGTGGTAATTTTAAATCACTTGTAGACTGCCCGCACTTTGAGCGCAACGTCTAATCAGCGAAGAAATACAGAAACGCAATGACGCCGCCGACGCCAATGGCGGCACCTAGCAGCAGAATGAAGATGGTCGTGATCATTTCATCAACTCCCTGTACGCCTTGATGGCGTCTTTCACATCGTTTTGCAACTGCTGAATCTGGTCGTGCTGCTCCTGCATCTTTTGGTATGCTTCGGCAGCAAACTTAATTAAATTTTCACGTTCCCAAGTTTCAAACGCTGGCATCGCGCTTCTCCTTAATACTTTGCGACAGCATCTGGCGCAACCACTTGGCACCACCCAAACGCTTCCATTCTGCGTGGTGCGCCGGTATCAACCGCACACCGACGTTCTTGGCCACATTGGTCAATTCACTTTTGGGTCTTGGCATGGGTGCCGCTCTCCTGCTGATCTAGTTAGAAAAATCATGTTGCAACGTGTGCAACGCCAGACAAGACCTTGTTCAACAATTTGTTGGTCTTTTCTAAAAAAATTTTTAATTGCTTCAATCATATTCAGTACCTGTATTTAGGGGCACACGTCACGTCAGCCACGACGTCAGCGGTGTAGTTGTTGATCTTGCGTTTCGCAAACACCATGACCGCCCGCAGGCCAGAGCTTTCACACTCCTGCACGGCCACAATCACTTCGTTGCGGCTCATGGCTTGGATGTTCTTGTCCAACACCATCTTTTGCTCCGCGCCGCCAGCAGGCTCGCCCAGGCTGGCCTGCCAAGACGATCCCGCCGCGCATCCGCTCATCAGTAAAAAAAGAAAATACTTCATGGCTGTTTAGCCTCCTGTAAGAGTTCAATACGCTCGCGGGACGCCCTAAGCGTGGTGTAGCGTTGGTGCAGTCGCTCCAGCACCACCACACGTCTGGCGTTTGCCCGTTCATGGGTCAGCATCTCCAACACCTTGTCTTCGTCAAAGGTCTTGAGTTGTTCATTTAATTTTCGCCAAGTAAGTTGCAACTTTGTCCTCCAGTTTTTTAACTAACGTCATGCTCTTACTCAACTTGCGCCAGGCGGCGTTAAAGTCTCGCTGGTAAATTTTCTGTATAGACTTCTCAGCCTTAAGCTGGGTTTTCCAGTTGTTCAAACGTACACTCATTTCAGTTCCTCCATTGCAATTGCTGATATAGCGCGCTTGTCGTGCAGCGCGCCCCAAATTTTTTCATCTACGGTTTTGTTGGTCAGCATGATGTAGCACCAAACGTCGTGCGTTTGGCCGGATCGATGCAAGCGGCCAATGGTCTGCTCATACAGTTCCAACGACCAAGGCAGGGACAAGAAAACAATTTTGCACCCGCCAAATTGAAGGTTGAGCCCGTGGCCTGCTGACTTTGGATGGACGAGTAGTAACTCGATTTGCCCAGCGTTCCAGCGTTGAATTGCGTCCTTGTCATCAAGGGTTTGGGCTCGGGGGTAGCGGCGTTTAAGCTCTGCCAATTCCTCTTGATACGTGTAAGCAATGATCGTATTTGCTCTTTGATTTTCATTTAACAACTCCTCAAGTCGGTCAAATTTATGTGAGCTAAACCACACTGGCGTCTGTGTCACAATGAACTTACCTGGCACGTCAGATGCCGTCTTGCGTGTGTCGTACACAAACCCGCTGGCCATCTGTTGCAACTTGCCGGTGACGACGCCCGCGTTGATGGCAGTGACGTCCAGCGCCTGAAAATCTTTCTTCATCTTCTCGTAGGGCTTGCGGTCGTCCAGATCGCACCGCACTTCGATCACATGAAGCGGCGGCAGCTTGTCGGCGTACTCGCCAGCTTCCAACACATAGGTGGCCGGTTTGATGCGCTCCATGACCTTGGCCAAAGCACCCACACGCGGTGCCCACTCGCCGAACTCCTTGTTGATCAACACAAAGTATTGCTGCATGAACGCGCCTTTGGAACGACCGAGCAACGACTGGTCAACGATTTTGCACTGGCCAAACACGTCTTCCAAACCGTTGCTGGTGAAGGAGCCCGTCAAACCCCAACGAACGCGCATGGGCTCAAGCACCTTCAGCAACGCTTTGAAGCGTGTGCCTGACGGGTTCTTCAAGCGTGTCAACTCATCAAACACGATGGCGTCAAAGTCCAACGCCTGCTCGGCCAGCCATTGGATGTTGTCGTAATTGCTCACTACGATCTGCGCCTTGGAACGCAACGCTGCGCCTCGCTCCTTGGGGGTACCCACCGCCACGGCCAGCGGTACGTCAGAGGCCCACTTGGGTTGCTCGACTGGCCACACGTCGGTACAGACGCGCTTGGGTGCAAGAACAAGGAACCGCTTGACCACGCCGTTGGCCAGCATGTCTTGCATGGCCGTCAAGGTGATGGCTGTCTTGCCAGCGCCCACAGGTGCCAAGATCATGGCCCTATCGCGCTCGTACAAGAAGTCAGCGGCTTCGTCTTGGTAGGGTCTTAATGAATTCATCAATTTGTTCTGTTGTCCATAAACACGCATACCGTTGGTTCAGCAGCGTCATGTCCGACATGAACATCTTCTGCAACGCTGACAGCCTGCCGCCCTTGGTCTTCAATTCCACAAACCATGTGCTGCCGTCAGGCAGACACGCGATCCGGTCTGCTACGCCTTTGCGCCCTGGTGACGTGAACTTGTACGTCTTGCCACCAATGCGCTCAACCGCCCAGACGAAATGATTTTCAACTATTTTTTCTTTCATGTCAAAAAGTTTAGCACAGTTTTATTTTTTGTGCTATAGTTCAGTCTCATTCAATTACAGGAGAGTTCAGTGAAAGACAACAGCACAGGAAAAAACAAAGATTTTTACAGCCGTGGCAAACAAATGTTTGACCAGATACAGCCTTCCAAGCCTCCTATCCAAGAAGACATTGACTTGCTGTACAAAGCCAACAGCGCGGACATTGAGGCGTTGGAAGACGCAAAGATGACGCTGAACGTCATTAAGGAAATGGAACCGACGTTTGCTGAGATTATTAATTCGTCATTAACACTAATTGAGAAGGCGTTGGGCATGAGCTATGGCGACGCTATGGAAAGAGTTGCTAAAAGAGCAGGGGGAAAAGTATGAATCACAGTAAGATAGTCGGCGGCTCAACCGCCAAGCGCGTTATGAACTGCCCAGGCTCTGTAGCCTTGGTGCAGAAGATGCCGCCTCAGCCCAGCAACAAGTACGCCGACGAGGGTACGCTGTTGCACAACGTCATCGCTGAAATAGTGATGTCAGACGAACACCCCGAGTCATTCCTCGGCACCACTTACAACGACCAAGTGCTGACGCTAGACTTGATCGACAACAAACTGGTGCCAGCCCTTGCGGCGCTTGACGTGATCGACCCGAACAAGGAGATGGAAATTGAAGCGGAAACTAGAGTGGGTTTTGGCGATCTGTTGCCTGGTGTTTTTGGCAGCACTGACCTCATTGGGCGCATTGGTAGCCGCGCTGTCGTACTGGATTGGAAATTCGGTGACGGCGTGGCTGTTGAGGTAGAAGAGAATTATCAGCTCATGTTCTACGCCGCTGCGGCCATGCGTACCGAAGAAACCAAATGGGCGTTCAAGGACGTTGAAGAAATTGAGATGGTCATCGTCCAGCCGCCCGCCGTCAAGCGTTGGGTGACGACACCCGCGCGCATTGCACAGTTTGAAAAAGACTTGGTCAAGGCCGTCAAACTAGCGCAGCAACCAAACGCCGAACTCAAAGTTGGTGACCACTGCCGTTGGTGCGCGGCCAAGCCCATCTGCCCGCAGATGACCGGCGCTGTTGACCGCGCGCTGAAGACGCAAGTCGAAGCCATTGACGTGCAGACGCTGGGCTCGTACTTGGCCAACGCTGACATTCTGGAAGAATGGATCAAAGACCTGCGCGCGCTGGCGCATCAAATCTTGGATAGCGGCGCGCCAGTGCCTGGGTATAAACTGGTGGCCAAGCGTGGTACACGTCAGTGGGTGGATGAAGCAAAAGCTTTTCAGGCGCTCCATAACGCTGGCATAGCCGTGTACAAAGAACTCGAGTTAATTTCTCCAGCGCAAGCGGAGAAGGAACTCAAAAAGAGCAAGTTGACATTGCCCGACGATCTTGTCGTGTCAGTGTCTTCAGGCACAACATTGGCAAGCGCGGATGACCCGCGCCCAGCAGTGTTGCAAATCGGGAAGCAGTTAATTGCCGCCCTTTCTAAACTTCAATAAGGAAAAACAAATGTCCAATTTAGTAGCGTTCTCTCAAGCGGGCTTGCCCGCAGTTTCCACCCTGTCATCCGCGCTGCGGGCGATCCAATCCGATGTCGGCCCAGCCGGTACAGCTATCCTGAAAATGGATAAAACTGGCCACTGGGTCTTCGGTGCCGATCAGACCGAAGTCGAAGACGACAGCAAGTGGGCGATCAACCCCTTCTCCTTTGTCCACGGCTTCATCGCTTGGGGTGATGGTGAGGTGTTGGCCGAAAAGATGGCCAGTGTCAGCCAGCCGTTGCCCGAACTCGACGAAGCGCCTCCTGGTGCTAAGAAGGGTTGGGAAACACAGGTCGGCCTGAGCTTGAAGTGCATCAGCGGCGAAGACAAGGGTATGGAAGCGCGTTACACCACCACGTCAGTGGGCGGTAAAAAAGCGGTTCAGTCTATCGCTGTCGCCTTGGCCGAGCAGGTCGATAAGGATCAAGCCAAGCCAGTGGCTATCGTGCGTCTGCGTAAAGACCACTACGCCCACAAGAGCTACGGCAAGATTTACACGCCCGTGTTTGAAGTGGTCGAGTGGGTCAGCATGGACGGCGAGCCGGTTCCAGAGGCAGCGCCAGAAGCGCCAGCGCCAGCAGGCCGTCGCCGGAGGTCAGCATGAGATTAGACCTTGACGTGCAAGAAATCAACGCTGTGATGGCGTTGCTGGCTTCGCTGATGGACAAAATCCGAATGCAAGCCCAAGCGCAGATGCCTGCGCCACCGCAAGAGTAATCTTCCTGATGCCGCGTGACAGGCGGCATTGGAAAGGACACACACATGCTTTGGATTGACTTTGAAACCCGCAGCCGGTGCGACTTACCCAAGCACGGCGTTTACAACTACGCGCAGGACGCTAGCACCGAAGTGCTGTGCATGTCCTATGCCTTTGGTGACGATGAGGTGGTGACGTGGATACCTACCGAACCCTTTCCTGAGAAAGTAAAAGCGTACAAAGGCCAAATTTACGCCCACAACGCAGCGTTTGAGCGCCTGATCTTTTGGTATGTCTTGCAGATCAACTTCAAGCTGGAGCAGTTTGTTTGCACCGCAACACAAGCCCGCGCCAACTGCGCGCCTGGCTCGCTGGAAGACGTTGGCCGCTTTGCTGGCGCGTCTATGAAGAAAAGCCACCGAGGTGCCCAACTGATCCGCTTGCTGTCAATTCCACAGGCCGACGGCAGCTTCAGGCAAGACCCTGCGCTCATGGCCGAGATGGTTGAGTATTGCGAGCAGGACGTTAAGGTCATGCGCTCCATCAGCAAGGCGTTGCGCCCGCTGTCAGCAGACGAGCTGGCCGACTACCACGTCAACGAGCGGATCAACGACCGTGGCGTGTTGGTGGACGTGCCGCTGTGCAACGCCGCCATCAAGTTCGCCAGCGATGAGTTGGTCGAGATTGAGCAGATCGTGGCCGAGGTGACCGAAGGCGAGATCACCAGCGTCCGGTCGCCTAAGATGCGCCAGTGGGTGATCGACCGCGTGGGGCCACAGGCTTTAAAGCTGATGGAAACCTACAAAGACGGTGAGAAAAAATATTCGATTGACAAGACTGTGCGAGCCAACTTGCTTGCGATGGAGAACCCAGATGAGATACCGCCCGCTGTTGCCGAGGTCATCCAATGCGCGGACGACCTATGGGCGTCTTCGGTTGCGAAGTTTAGCCGCCTTGCATCTCTTGCAGACGTCGAGGACAACCGAGTCCGAGGAGCTTTCGTGTTTGCTGGAGGATCTGCGACGGGTCGAGCTTCCAGCTACGGAGCCCAAGTTCATAATTTCACTCGCAAGTGCGCCAAATCGCCCGAAGACGTTAGAACTGCAATGGTCAGAGGCCATGCAATTGTTCCTGTCTTTGGCGAACGGGTTACAGATGTCCTCAAAGAAATGCTCCGGCCCGCACTGATACCGGCCAAGGGCAAGCATCTGGTCGTCGCTGACTGGTCGTCCATCGAAGCGCGCGCCAATCCTTGGCTGTCCAACTGCCCCGCAGGCGAGCGCAAGTTGGCCATTTTTGCCAAGGGCGATGACGTGTACAAGGTCAACGCCGCCGCCACCTTTGGCGTGGCCGTGACCGAAGTCAACGGCGAGCAGCGCCAGATCGGTAAGGTTCAAGAGTTGGCCTGTGGCTTTGCCGGTGGCATCGGTGCCTTTGCCGCGATGGGCCGCGCCTACGGCGTGAACCTGCCCGAGTCGGATGCCAAGCGCATGGTGGACGCATGGCGCAGGGCAAACCCGTGGTCGGTGCCGTACTGGCAGAGCTTGGAAGAAGCCTACACCCGCGCCATGCGGAACAAAGGCCATGAGTTCAGCGTGGGGCGGGTTACCTACCTGTTTGACGGCCAGCATCTCTGGTACGCTTTGCCCTCCGGTCGAGTCTTGTGTTACCCGTACGCACGACTCGAAACCGATGGTGTAACCTACGCCAAGGCCGCTTGGAAACCGGCAGCAGACGCGACTGAGTGGCCGCGCGCAAGGCTTTGGAAAGGGTTGGCGTGTGAGAATATTACCCAAGCCACCGCCAACGATCTGCTGCGTCACGCGCTGCGCCAGCTTGATGACGTGGTGCTGCATGTGCATGACGAAATTGTGTTAGAAACCGACCGGCCAGAAGAGATGGCCGTGCGGCTTAAAGAGGTGATGTGTACGCCGCCCGAGTGGGCTAAGGGTTTGCCCCTTGGCGCAGAGGTGGGGATTATGTCGCGATACGGCAAATAAAAAGCCCGCTTGCAGGCGGGCTTTAACTGGAGCACTAACTTGGAATTCTTGGAATTTATCACAAAACTCGCCCCAAGCGGCGAGACTGCACTTATTGTGCACCAAAAACCACAATTAAAAGACGGCCAGATTCAACTTCACGCCGACGGCGCAGTCAAATGCACATGGCCAGCGCACCTGCCTACCAAAGGCATCAGGGCTGGCCAAGCGTGGTACGCCAACACCGCCAGCTTCGTCGTTGACCGCTTCGCCGATGGCCGCGTGTCAGCGTCCGCAGCCAACTGCGAGTACATCCTTGTCATGATGCTGGACGACATTGGCACCAAATCCAAAGTCCCGCCCATCGCCCCGACGTGGATCATGGAGACATCCGAAGGTTCGTTCCAGTGGGGCTATGCTTTCGTTGACCAACCGACCAAAGCCGAGTTCAGCGCGGCCATTCGCGCCATCGCAGACGCAGGCTACACCGACCCTGGTGCTTGCAACCCCGTCCGCAACTTCCGGTTGCCTGGTTCGGTCAACCTCAAGCCCGAGCGTAACCTGTTCGCGTCGCGCCTGGTCGAGTTCCACCCAGACCGCGAATTCACGTTATCTCAAATATGTGATGCCTTGGGCGTGGTGCCGGTTGAAGCCGACTCGCTGACCCTGCGCCCGATCCGCTTGTCCGACGACGGCGCTGATGACGTGATGGCGTGGCTGTCCCAGCAGGGTCTGCTGCTGTCCCGACCCAACGGCGAAGGCTGGGCAGGCGTGATCTGTCCCAATGGTGCCGAGCATACCGACGGCAACCCCGAAGGCCGTTACATGCCCGCCAACCGCGCCTATTGTTGCCTGCATTCGCACTGCGTGGACTTCGACTCGCGCATGTTCCTGCAATGGGTGGCCGACAATGACGGCCCCGCGCATACGCCTGGCCTTCGCGAAGAACTGCTGGCGCAGGCGATGGACTCGGCGCTGTCTAAGCTCACCCCAACTGTCCAGTACCCCAACGAAGCCGCGCGGGTGATCGCCGAGGTCGAGCGCAAAGAGCTTGGCCGCATTGAGAAGGCCGAATGGTTTGAGCGGTTCGCGTACATCCAAGTAGATGATGCGTTCTTCGACATGCAAGACCGCCGCGAAATCAGCCGGTACACCTTCAACGCCCTGTTCCGGCACATAGACTGCAAGTCAATCCACAACACCAAGCGCCGCATTGAAGCCAGTACGTCGTTTGATGAGCTACGCCAAGCCAAGGGCGCTAAGGCGCTGGTCGGTGTCACTTACGCCGCCGGTGAATCCATTCTGGTCGCCCGCGAAGGCATGGTCTACGGCAACCGCTGGCGTGATGCCCGCCCTAAGCCCGCGCCTGGTGACGTCGCCCCGTGGCTGGCGCACGTCGAGCGCATGGTGCCCGAGCGGTTTGAGCGTGAGCACCTATTGAACGCGCTGGCCCATAAAGTGCAATTCCCAACGCATAAGATCAACCACGCTATCCTGATGGGCGGCAACCACGGCAGCGGCAAAGATACCCTCTTCGCCCCGTTCTTCTGGGCTATCGGCGGCAACGCCAAGGCCAACTGCTCACTGGTCAAGAACGAAGACCTAAATTCGCAATGGGGCTACGCGCTCGAATGCGAAGTGATGGAGATCGCCGAGCTGCGCCAAGCCGAGGCCAAAGACCGCCGCGCCCTTGAGAATACCCTCAAGCCCATCATTGCCGCGCCCCCCGAATACCTGATGGTCAACCGCAAGGGCTTGCACCCTTACTACGCCCTGAACCGCGTGTTTGTAATTGCGTTCAGTAATGAGCGCGTGGCCATCTCGCTGCCCAGCGAAGACCGCCGGTGGTTTGTCATCTGGTGCGCTGCGCCTAAGCTACCCGAGGCTCAGGCTGTTTCGCTTTGGAATTTTTACCAACGCCAAGGCGGCTTTGAAGCCGTCGCCCATTACCTGCACACGCGGGACGTGTCCGACTGGAACCCGACCGCGCCGCCCCCGCTCACTGAGGCCAAGGCCATCATGGTCGAGCACGGCATGAGCACCGCCGAGTCGTTCTTGGTTGACCAGATGCGCCGCCGCGTGGGTGAATTCTCCCGTGGCGTCGTGGCGTCGCCCTTCCACGCCCTGTGCGACCGCTTGCAAGGGTACGCGCCTGGGGGTGTCAAAATCGTACAGGCCGCGCTGCTCCACGCGCTGAAGGAAGCTAATTGGATCGACTGCGGTCGCCTTAAGTCGTCACTGCATGACACCAAAAAGCATATTTTTTGCGCCCCTGATCTGGCCAAGGCCACGAAATCAGAACTGCGGAATATGGTCGAGGGATAAGACAATGCCGCCGCCTACGGCGTCAGCATAAAAAAAGGGCCCCGCATGGGGCCCTGTTAAGTTTTGGCAACTGCTTTAGAGACCTAGCAGCACGGCCAGTATAGCGGCAATGATGGCCGCGCAGATCACCGCCATGATTGCATCAACGCGGCAGCGTCATAAACCGGTGCCGGTGCGGCCACCGTGAATAGGCCAGCGCCGCGCCTGATGCGCCCCCAGGCATCCTTTCGGTTTTGGTTGACCAGTTCCCCACGTTTCACGGCCCCATAGACCTGGTCGCGCGTAAAACCCTCATTTTCAATTTCGGCCATTGTGCGTGGCAGCGCGCAAAAGTCAGCGAGGCTCATTCAGCGCCTCCGCTTCGATCTGGTCGATGATCGCAAAGGGTAGCAGCCCGTGCACGTCAGTGGCCCCTATATAGGCACCGACCAGCGTCATGCGCTCCGGCTCCGTCTCGTCGCCCGCGTCGTATTCCAAGTGGCATACGATCTCGTCACCGTTCGGGTGGTCAAAAATAAATTCAATCTCACCGATACCGCGCGCCGGTGTCATACCGGCCATAAGGCACTCGTCGAGCTCTTCGCGCAGCTCGCGGACCATGTCTTCCAGTGCTTCAAAATCTTCAATTGTCCGCATGATCGACCTCCCAGGCTGAATCTTCGCCTACCGGCAGCATGCAGGGCTCAGCGCGCAGCTGGTCCCAGTCCCACGGCAGCAAGTGCTTAGCATGGTTCACGCGCTCGTATGCAGCCACATAATCGGCGGTCGAGTCACCGGCCCAGTGCTGCGGATAGATCCGCTTCTCTGCGCCCTTAGACTTGACAACCTTATGCTTGCCGGTGCACTTAGCATGCGCGGCCATAATGTCGATCCGGTCATCGCGGACCGTGTAGCGGGTTTTCCCTAATGTGATATTTCTCATGTTTAGATTCTCCAGATAAATAAATCAAGCGCCAGCACTGCCAGCGCGGCCAAATAAACAATTTTTTCAATGCGTGTCATAAGATCCCCAAAAAATAACCGTCGTCGTCGAATACTGCCACGTAGAACCCGCGCGGGCTCCCGTGCACTTGATAGCTCCACGCGTCGCGATCTTGCATGGCCAGCTCGTCAGCCAGCGCTTGCGCCTGGCCCTTGTGTGTGTAATAAGTCATATATTGCAACACCCACAGCACGGCGAGTCGATACAGCGCCCGCGCTTATTTTGAAAGTATTCGCGGCCCCCGTTATTCCACAGATGCGATATATACGGGCCGCGCGCGCGGGCCAGGTATATCTCTTCGGGCTCCGGCTCCGCATGCGTGGCCGTGTCGAGCTCCGCATGCGTGGCGCTGCGCGTGGCCGTGTCGTAGTGAATCGGATCCCCTGGCCGGATCGGCGCGCCGGTGCGCGCGCATGTACCCTTGTATTTTGCTTGCATGAGTTTAATAGTCATACACCACCCCATTGGCCATAATTTTCGTCAAATTAGCAGCCGGTAAGCAGCGCACGGTGCTACCGTTTTCGTGCGCGATCCATGTACCGGCAAAATCGACGGCCACTACTGCGCCTTCGACGGCCACCACGCGGCCACGCGCGTCGGCGTCGCTCTTATTGTGGCCAGTGCGCGCCACCACGTGCCGCGCGAATGCGACCGTGTCACCGACGTTAAATTTTAGTTTTTTCATCGTGCAACCCCTTAAAGTGTGACGCGGTATGCCAGCGCTTCGCTGATCTGGCCGCTGGTTTGCAAATAATCGACAAAGTCGACAAACGCGCAGCGCGTGTCTGTCACATGCATGCGACCGGTGCCCGCATAATCGCGAATTTTGCGACGCGGTAAGTTAGGAAACGTGGCCCAAAAGGCCGCGCGGATCTGCTTTTGTGATGTCATCATGGTTTTACTTTCATGTAGTTGATTGAATCGACGCAATACGCGCCCGCATGCGGCCGGTGTGGCCGCATGCAGTCGAATATTAGATAACGGCCAGGGTTATAACCCGGCGCGCATGCCCGGCTGCATGGTCTGCTATGACGACATCCCGTGCTTGAATCGACGTGCCCGCGCACAATGTACATTTAGCGCATGTTGATTTTCTTAAACCCTCGGCGCTGGCCGGGCATACTGCCTCACCGGCTTGTTTGTCTACACCTATCGACACTCTGAAAACCCGCATGCCCAATAAATTCGCATGCGCTGCCTGGTCGATAGTATCGGCGCTGGCCATTACTAGCGGGCTCCACGCGGCCGCGTCAAAATCGGCGCGCTGCCACTGATGTGTATAACCCCGGTGCCCGGCTGCATATCTGATAATTTGATTCCACATGCCTACCGGCGCAGCGAATGGATCCCCATACGTGCCCAGTCGCACAATTTTCCCTTGTAGGGCTTTTGCAATTGTGGCCGGATCGGCTTTTACATACCGGCCGCGCTTGTATGCGTTATAAACGGCCAGCACTGATTTTGCTACCTGTACATAACACGGCGCTGCGCCGGTTTCTTTGGCCAGCGCTGGCCGGTGTTCGCAGTCGCCGCATATGGCCACATCGGCGCCGGTTTGCAGTGCTTCGACGGGGTTAACGTCGCTGCGGATAATAAATGTTTGCACAATCGCGCCGGTTTTCGCGTTGGCGCTGCCGCTGCTGATTTTATTCACAATGACGACGATCGGCGAGCCGTCGATCTGCGACGCGCCCTCATATGCGATATATCCTAGAATTTTATTTGACATGGTTTACTTTCGATTAGTTGATTGAATTGTGGCCAGCGCGTGGCTGGCCGGTTTGGTTTAGATAATAAATTCGGGGTTTTGCGTTACACCGTAACGCGCGGCCAGTGCCAATATTTCGGCTTTTTGGCTATTTTTTAACGCGGCGCGGTGCAACATAGACAACGCGCGCGCGACGTAATTCGCGCCGAAGTGTTGCATTGTCTCGATTGTGGCCACTTCGCGGCGCTGGTATTTATTGAGTGTTGTCATGTTTTTACTTTCATGTAGTTGATTGTGTGGCGCAATATCGCGCGCACAAATAGAATGTAAATTATTCCCTTGCAAATACTATAGGGACAAACCCTTATTTTGCATGGATAGTTTGGATTTGACATGGATAACTAAAATCATGCGCGAATTGTCCATAAAAAAACCATATACAACCTGACTATTTTAGGGTTTATGGACAATATGGAC